AATAAGCCAGTTCCTTGCAATGACGCAGGAGCAGCACGATGCAGTAATTAAGTTCTGTATCGCGGTTACGTTCTGCTGTGTTGTGATCATCATGGTGGGCGTGAGCTTGTATTCAGTCGTATTTGTCGAGCAGCCGATGAGCGGGATGGCTCCGGCGGACAAGCAGTTCTTCCTGATTCTGTCTGACATGAGCAAATATATTCTTGGCTCACTGGCAACCCTGCTTGCTGTCAAAGGCAAGGACGCGCTCCAGCAGTTCGTGCCGCCCGGACTATCCACCAAGGAAGAGCGTGAGGACAAGCCAACACCCCCAGCGCCCAAGGCACCCGTGCGCATGGAGCCAACGATTGATCCTATTAGTTCAGCACCGTCGGTAGCCACAGGCTATGGCGGCAAACCAGCGCCCGTACAACCACCTCACCCGGAGATTTCGTAATGTTTATCTACCTACGCATGGCTGTTACTGTTTTACTAAGTGCTGTCTTAGTTTTCCAGATTCACGCTGCCGAGACCAAAAAGGTCTGCAACGCCCAGAAGGACAAGAAGGGTAAGGAAGTGCAGGTCTGTAGAGAAGTCCGAGTCCACAAGAAGCTAGACGCTACCAAGGTGCCTACTAAGTGACCGCGTTCTTCAACCCGTGGGTGCTATTGACGCTTGTATTGGCGATTGCCGGTGCAGCTGGGGGCGGGTATTATAAAGGCAATTCTGCGGGCCAAGCGGAAGTCCGGCAGGCGTGGGATAAAGAGAAGGCTGAGCAGTACGCCGCTTACGCCAAGGGGCAGGAAGAAGCCCGGCAACGTGAGCAAGAAATGCAACAGGCGGCGGACAAGCTGCGGAGGGAAAAGGATGCGCAGATCAGGGACATTAATGCTCGTGCTACCGCTCTTACTAACAGCTTGCGCGACAGGCAGGAGCGCCCCACCCAAAATGGTACCGCCTCCGGTACCGCCCGAGCTTGCAGTGGAGCCTCCGGTGCGGAATTGGCAAAAGGAGATGGAGAGTTTCTTGCAGGGTACGCTGCCGACGCAGCCCGTCTCCAAGCAGCCCTCGACCAATGCGTCAAACAATATAACGCCGTCAGGCAAAAGTAAGGAATAGCGATGCCTAGTTCATACAACAACGCCCTACGTCTTGAGATGATTGCTAATGGCGAGCAATCTGGTACGTGGGGCACTACAACTAACACTAACCTTGGTACGTTGATTGTAGATGCGATTGCTGGGGTAGCATTAGTTGCGGTTACGTCCGCAGATCAACCATTAACGGCGGTAAACGGCGGTGCCGATCAAGCACGATGTGCTGCGATAGACCTCTCAATAGGTGCGTGGGGTTCTCCCGCTAACTTTAGTGTTTATGTGCCCCCGGTTACTAAGTTGTACGTTGTGCGCAATACAGACTCTACCTATACGGCCACAGTCTACTGTTCCACAGTTCTGGGCAATACCACAGCAGCAGGTACGGGGGTTGCTGTCCCCCCGGGCAAGTCGGTTCTTCTGCGTTCGGACGGCACAAACATTGTTGAGCAGCTTAATCACATCACAGGCAGTCTTTCTATTGGCGGCAACGCAAGCGTTACTGGGAATGCAAGTGTCACAGGTACAACAACACTACTTGACGATCTTATTCTTAATAGTTCGTCTGGCACATCCGGGCAAGTTGTTGTGTCTCAAGGCGCAGGTAACCCGCCAGTATGGGGTAACGCGTTTGTTGCCGGTATGATCATGATGTGGTCTGGCACGATTGCCACCATACCTTCTGGCTGGGCGTTGTGTGACGGAACAAGCGGCACACCTGACTTACGTAATCGTTTTATTGTTGGTGCAAGCGCAGACAGCGGAGGACAGTCCGTTACCACCATTACTGGGGGTAATACAAAAACTGGCGGCTCTAAAGACGCTATTGTTGTAAGCCATAACCACACCGCATCAACTACAGCGACTGACTCAGGGCACACGCATACATGGCAACAGACAATTGTTGGTAATCAATTTGCGGGAACCGATACAGCGGGTAACTTTGCTAGAACTTCTGTAAACACAAGTACAGGATTTGCAAATATTAGTGCGTCTACGACAATCGGCACAACAGGATCATCCGGCACCGACGCCAACCTCGTTCCGTACTTTGCACTTGCATACATTATGAAAACGTAAGAGGCGACCATGCCATTACAAAAACTACAGTTCCGCCCCGGTGTAAATCGGGAAGGTACCACGCTTGCCAATGAAGGTGGTTGGTATGACTGCGATAAGGTTCGCTTTCGCTCTGGCTATCCTGAAAAGATAGGTGGCTGGGCGGTAGAAACCTACAACACGTTCCTTGGCTACTGCCGTTCATTGTGGAACTGGGTAACGCTCAGAAGTTTTAACCTAGTGGGTGTTGGCACGAACGTAAAGTTTTATATCGAAAATGGCGGGGTGTTCTACGACATAACCCCGTTACGTTTACCAATTAATTTAAACACAACAACTTTTGCGGCGGTCACCACGTCGCCCTTTTCTCCGTTCATTACCGTTACCGACTCTAGTGCGTCTAGTTTGCAGGTAGGTGACTTCGTCACATTTTCAAACTCGGCGAGTCTTGGCGGGAATATAACTAACACTATTCTTGACCAAGAATATCAAATACAGTCTGTCACATCTGGGACTGTATATACGATTGTTACCCGTGCGGCGGGCACTTCTGTTGCTGGATTTAATTTCACTGTAAATACCGTAACGTCCACTATCTCACTGCCGGTCGGCACCACGATGGCAAACGGCGATACTGTCGCGCTGGTAATTGGCAGCGGTGCTGGAGCGCCGGGCGGTTTGGGTTATGCGGTCACATATTACTTGGTAAATGTTGCCGGTAACACTTGCCAACTATCGCTGACAAGCGGCGGCACTCCTATTACCTTAACTAGCAAAGGCATCGGACTTCAAGCACTTTACTTTACCGTTTTCTCCAACGCTTCGGATTCAAATAATGGGGGCTCGGCGACTGACTCTGCATATCAGATCAATACTGGGTTCCCATTTTTTACGATTGGTACCGGTTGGGGCGCTGGCCCTTGGTCGCGTGGTACGTGGGGTTCTGGGTTTACTACCGGTTTTGGTTTACAGCTACGTCTTTGGAGTCAGTCCAACTTCGGCGAAATTTTGCTGTTCAACCCGCGCGGCGGTTCTATTTATTCGTGGGACCCCGGTTCAGGTGCAACCCCTGCGTACGGTACTCGTGGCACTGTTGTGTCTGGCACGTATACGCCATCTATCGTTAATGAGATTATGGTGTCGGATTCGTCGCGTATTGTCATCGCGTTTGGTTGTAATGACCCTAGCGGCACTTACGCGACAACCGCGCTTGATCCGATGCAAATTCGCTGGACAGATCAGGAAAGTTACACGACTTGGCAACCCCAAACAACTAACCAAGCTGGTGACTATCGCCTATCCCACGGTTCAGAAATCATAGCGGCAATACAAACCCGTCAAGAGATTAACGTCTGGACGGATGCGGCTATCTACTCCATGCAATATATTGGCCCGCCATTTGTTTGGGGGTTTACATTATTAGCGGACAACATATCGATTGTTTCCCCCAATGCTATGGCAACCGCTTCAGGCGTTGTGTATTGGATGGGCGTAGATAAGTTTTACATTTACTCTGGTCGGGTTGAGACGCTGCCATGCTCGGTGCGTACCTATATCTACAACGATATTAATCGAAATCAGTTTGCTCAGATTCAGGCGGGTACGAACGAAGGATACTCTGAGGTGTGGTGGTTCTATTGTTCTGCTAATTCCATCGAAATAGATCGCTACGTCATCTTTAATTACCTTGACCGTGTGTGGTACTACGGTTCTATAAACCGCACAGCATGGCTTGACTCACCACTACGTCAGTTCCCCGTCGCCACTACAAATAATAACTTAATGGTTTACCACGAGGCAGCGATTGATGATGGTTCGACTAACCCGCCAAGCCCTATTTCCTGCTATGTGCAGTCATCCGACTTTGATATTGGTGACGGGCATAACTACGGGTTTGTATGGCGGATGATCCCAGACATTACGTTTGATGGGTCTAATACCAGCGGCGCTACAACAGTAAACCCGGCAGTCCAGTTTACGGTACGCCCTCGGCAGAACCCGGGGTCAGGGTATGGTGTATCTCCATCACCGACGGTTAAGTCCGCGCAGAGCTACGCTGGACAGACAACCTATACCGTGCAGGAGTTTACCGAGATTGTGTACAGCAGGATTCGTGGGCGGCAGATGGCGTTCAAAGTTAGTTCGGACACACTCGGCACCCAGTGGCAGTTGGGCACGCCACGCATTGATGTAAGACCAGACGGACGGCAATAATGGATAACCAGCTTAAAACCTTAGTCCCTCCGGCGGCTCCTCTACTACCTTACGCCCCTGTGCAGTATGACCGGACGTACCATGACACGTTTAACAACATTCTGCGGCAATACTTCATTACGATTGCTAATTTTGCTACAAACTACGCTTTAAGTGGGGTATTTCAGGTAGCCAAACTCCCCGGCCCAGATGTTCTTGGGGTAGGCGCGAGGGCGTTCGTCATAGATTCGTCTGTATCTACCTTTGGGACTATCGTGGCAGGGGGTGGCAGCGGCAAAGTGCCTGTTTATTCAGATGGCACCAACTGGAGAGTTGGATGATGAACCCCCGCAGAACTCTCTACCAAGATGCAGAGGTGACTTTCCTCTGTGACTACATATTCGAACTAGAGCGCGTTGCGCTTCACCTGAACATAGAAAAGGGGGCGTGGTCGCCCTCTAAGTTCAAGCGGTACCGTAGTATTTTTACTAATGTCATTGCGCCAAATCTCAAAGCTGAGGGGTACAATGAGGTCTATGCAACGCCTTTAGAACATGATAAGAAGGCGCAAAAACTTATCAAAATGTTTGGTTTGTATAAGTACGGGCAGAACATGGGGCTAGTACTTATGAAGAGGGAGATTTAACCATGCCACAAATCGTTGCTGCCGTCGTTGCTAAGTCTGCTATGGCTGCGCCTGTCGCTGCCACTGTTGCCCCTACTCTTGCTGCCACTGGTACTGCCGCCGCTCAAACCGCCGCGCTAGAACTAGCTAAGCAAAAGGCTATTCAAACCAGTATGCAGCAGATGGCTGCACAGGGCACTAAACAGGCGGCTGTTGAAGCTACTAAACAGGCGGGTGTTGAAGCAGCCAAGCAAGCGGGCGCTGAGGCAAGTAGGCAAGGCATTATGCAAGGCACTAAAGAAGCCGCGCAAAATCAGACAATAGAGGCTTTTAAACAGTCTCAACTAAACCCAAATAGAGGGGTAGAGCTAGGTAAGTTTGCTGGCGACGTTACGTCACTACCTTCTGCTCCTGCTGGCCCTCTTAGCCCCGCCGGTTCAACGCCCAACTTGGAAGCATTAAAAGCGCAAACTATTCAGTCTGGGTCGCCACAGTTTAGCCAAGCACAAATTGTTAAGAGCGGTTCTCCTATTGCTCCTGAGTCCAAACTACTTGCGGAACAAGCCGCAAGAATACCACCCGTATCAAAAGGAAGCCCTATTACTCAAGCAGACGCTTTTAGGGCGATTACTCCTGAAGAAGCCACACTTAACGAATTACGCCGCTCCGCTGCGAGTACTGGGGAAAAATTTGCTGCCGAAGAAGCCGCAGCTAACATGAGTCCCTTGCAAAAAGGCATCAATGAAGGACTAAATCTCTTTAAAGAAGGCTCAGGCAAGCTCATAGATATTGCTAAAGATAAACCATTGGAGACTAGTCTGGGGCTAATGACGGTTGGGCAGCTCATGAACCAGCCTAAACAGGGCGGAGAAGACAAGAATAAGTATAAGAACACAGTAGATATGTCTGAGTTCCAGCCATCTATTGCTTCGGTCGAACCGTTCACGCCATCCTATGAGTATCAAAAGTATGCGGCAGAGGGTGGCCTCATGAAGTACGCTGTTGGCGGACCAATTGAAACGATGTCTGCTCAAAACGCGGTAGGTGGCAATATGATGTACCCGCAAGCTGGGCTTCAAACGGGGCTATATAGTAATCCAATGATACAAAGACCTGAACCGGTTAATGTTATTGCGGCAAGCGGGGAACCCGCTGTAGGCGCATATAGTGGTGAAGCAAAGTTTGCTAGTGGTGGTCTTTCTGCGGCGGAGCGTCGTGAGTATGGGCTGCAAACTCGTTCTCAAAGAGCATCTAGAAGTCTGACTAAGTCTTACGAAGAGAAGGAGAAAGAACGCGAAAAAGAACTGATGAATTTGCTCAGCGAGCGTTCTGACCCCGGCATCATCCCACGTAGTCGTAAACAGCAACTAGGATTTAACCCCTTTGCTACGGCGGCGGCGGACTATGCGGGTCTAGCTAAGAAGAACAAAGTACCAGTAGCAGCGATGCCGAAGACTAGTCTTGGCGATATTGAGACTTATATGGACGTCCCGATTGAGGCTGCGGGTGGGGGCATCATGCATGGTCTTGGTGGTTATTCCGATGGTGGACGACTCTTAAGGGGGCCGGGCGATGGAGTTTCGGATTCTATTCCTGCTGTTATTGGCAAGCGCCAGCCTGCTCGTCTTGCTGATGGTGAGTTTGTAATCCCAGCGCGTATTGTCTCTGAACTAGGTAACGGTTCAACTGAGGCAGGGGCTAGAAAACTCTATGCCATGATGGAGCGCGTGCAGAAATCCCGTAAGAAAAGCATTGGTAAAAAGAAAGTAGCGGTCAACAGTAAAGCCGATAAACATCTACCTGCGTGAGTATGCCGTTATATCAAATACACCCTAATGAATTACCCCAAGTTTGGCCTATAGCGGCCCCGTTGTTACAGCGTGCAATTGATCTTGACCCAGATTTAAACAAGCTTGAGTTGCTTGAATATGCTATTCGTACTGGGCGTACTTATTTAGTGGTGTGGGAAGAGCCGGGCGAGGGTATTACGGGGGCAGCAGCAATAGATATTATTGATTACCCAACGCAGCGTGTTGCGCACGGTAATTTAATGGGCGGTAAAGGCATTGTCCGCTCTCACGTTATTGAAGAGTTGTACAACTGGATGAGGGCTCACGGCGCTACAGTCGCGCAGATATGGGCTAAAGGAACAATAGTTCAGATGTACGAGAAGATCGGGCTAGAAGTGACCCATCAGGTAATGAGGAAAAAATTATGAGATTCAATGACCGTGCAATGGCGCTGGCTGGTATTCCTGACCTGCCCGTAGACGCATTTAAAAAAGAAGGCGGCAAGATCAAACTGCATGGCGGTGGTGGTGGCCCGACCACGACCAAGTCTGAGACCTCAAACATACCTGAATACGCCCGTCCGTATGTCGAACGGATGATGGGGTCTACAGAAAAACAAATCTATACGTACGGAGATAAGGGAAACATAACTGGCTTCCAGCCATTCACTTCGTTTTCTGAGTTTGATAAAGCGCGTGGCGGTAGTGGCGAGACTGTAGCTGGGTTTACCCCAATGCAGGCAAATGCCATGAAGGGTATCGGTAACTACCAACTGCCGGGGCAAACACAGTTTGCTACTGGACTTACTGGTATGGGCGCTTTGGGCTCAATGGGAGCCGGTGCCGATTATGCAAGTCAGGCTACAAACCCATACGCTATGCAGGCTTACATGTCGCCGTACATGGAAAACGCGTTACAGCCACAAATGCGCGAAGCCGCACGTCAGTCAGCAATTGAAGGGCAAAGACAACAAGCCCAAGCAGTTCAAGCTGGCGCGTTTGGTGGTTCACGTCAAGGGCTTATTGAAGCAGAACGCCAGCGCAACCTTGCCCAACAGCAAGGAGATATTTATGGCAGAGGGATGCAAACCGCGTTCGAGCAAGCCCGTCAAGCCCAGCAGTTTGGTGCAGATATAGGTTTGAGAGGTTACGGTCAGGCGTTGCAAGGCGCTGGACAACTCGGTGCGTTAGGAGAACAACAGTACAAGCAGGAGCTAGGCTTACTTGGTCAGCAGATGGGGGTTGGTGAGAAACAGCAGCAGTATGAGCAGAGCCGCCTGAACCAGCTCATTCAAGACTACGCTACTAAGCAGCAGTACCCGTTCATTCAACTGGGTACGCTGTCCAACATGCTGCGCGGTTTACCGATGCAAGCGTCTACTACTCAGTTGTATCAGGCGCAGCCTTCAATGTTGCAACAGGGTATTGGTCTGGCTGGTGCTGGGGCGAACCTGTATCAGGCTATGAAAGCCGAGGGCGGTGCTATTAAAGAGATGGCGAGCGGTGGTATTGCCTCCGGCGTCGATCCATACAAGTTGCCCAGCATGATGAAGAAGCTGTCTGACAATCAGCTTAAAGGCAAGATGGGCGGGGACACCGACCCTGAGACTATGGGTATCGCTCAGGCTGAGAAGCAGCGCCGTGACCAAGTGCGTGGTATGGCTGACGGTGGTGTTGTTGCGTTTAAAGAAGGGGAAAGAGTAAAAGAATTCGTAAAGAATCCAATGCAGGGTACGGAAGAGGAAAAGAAAGCCGCTCCGCCGGTTGCCTCACGTCCGAAAGCCGCTGCGCCTAAACCTGCGGCAGAAGCCAGCCCATTTCAAGCTGAATACAAGCGGGCTGCTGCGGCACCTAATGAAAGCCTTTCCGCATTAAAAGAACTTCGAGAAAGTTACAAAGCCGAAGCAGAGTTAGGTATAGAAGGTCAGATGGATCGTCGTCAGAAAGCTTACGACAAGTATGGCGTTGATCCTATAGCCATGATCCAGAATGAAAAAGCGGAAGAACAAAAAGCGTTGGCGCAAGCCGAAGGCGACGCTAAGAAAGCTGAGTATCTGCGTTGGGCGCAGATGTTTGCTACGTTTGGTTCAACCCCCGGCCCTGTGCTAAAGGCCGCACTCACGTCGATTAATGCAACAATACCTGATATGTTGGACGACCAGACGCGTGCCCGTGCACTTCAGAGAAGCATTAAGAAGTCTCTTTATGAATTAAGTAGAGCAGAGTATCTTGAGAAGAAAGGCAAGTTCGATGAAGCAGCTAAGCTTGATCAGGAGGCTAGAGGTCGGCTTGCTACCGCGTCTTTAGAGTTTACAAAGCTGCAAGCGCATGAGTTTGAGAATAAGAGAACCGTAGCAGCGCAAATGGCTTCTGCGGAAATGGGTAAACAAGCTACTATTCAAGCTGCTAGAGAGCGTGCCGCTGCTGTTAGTGGTGGCAGTGGGGCAAGAGAGGGCAAAGAAAAACGCTTAGTTGAACAAGCCATAGATAAAGCATACAAAGATCAAACTGAGGCAAAGCGTAAACAGCTTGATAGGCTCAAAGGTATGCCCGCAGAAACTCAAAAGCAGTCGAAATATCAATCCCAAATTGAACAGATTGAGCGGGAACTTTCTAATACTCGTAAAGAAATTGAAGCAAGGTATAAGAAAGATTTTCCTGACGCTTTTAAAGAAACAGCCCCCGCAGGTAAGACTATCAGCTGGAATGATATTTAATAGCCATGCCTTACAACATCCAATTACCTGACGGAAGAACCGTAACCGGCATACCGGATGATGTTACGCCGCAGGCGGCTAAAGCGCGTTTGCTAGAAAAGTTTCCTGACATAAGTAAAAGCGTTGAATCAAAGCCTGAAGCAAAGCCTGAGCCAAAGACCCGAAACGTCTTTGCTGTTATGAACGATACGGTTATCAGTATCGCAAACGCAGCGGCGGGCGGGGCTAAGGCAGCGGCAGATTTCGTGGCTCCGGGTAATCCGTTCTCTAAAGCAGTAGATGAGTTCATCAAAGAGGGCGAGAGATCACAAAGCGATATGGTTAAGGCGGGGCGCGAAGAGTTCCAGAAGGAACTTCAAGCTGCTAAAACCGCTGGCGAAGAAGTCTCTGCCGCTGCCAAATACGTAGCTGCGAACCCCCTACAAGCGGCTGGTCAAGCGGTTGGTTCTTTTGCTGGCCCCGGTTTGATTATCAAAGGCACACAAAAAGCGGCTCAGCTACTTAACCTGACAGAGAAAGCCGCAAGCCGTTTGGGTCTGGGTGCCGGTATTGTGGCTAACGCTGCGATGGCGGGTGGTGACGCTGGTGGTTCAGCCTACGAATTGGTGATGAATACCCCGGATGAGATTCTCTTAGAGAACGACTTCATCCGTAGCCAAGTAGAAAAAGGCGTACCGCTAGAGAAAGTAAAAGAAGACGCTGCACGTACTGCGGCCCGGCGTGCGTCGTTTGTCCCTGCCTTAGTTGGCGGTGCAACCGGTGCGTTTGGTATAGAACGCTTCTTGGCGGGAGTTGGCGGCAATAAGTTAGCCAAGTCTACTTTAGGTGGGGCGATCAAGACCGGCTTCTTTGAATCCGCGCAAGAAGGCTTTGAAGAAGGCGTAACCGAATACTCTGGACGCGCTGCGGCTCAAGAATACGACCCACGGATTGATCCAACAAAGGGTGTGGCGGGTGCCGCTACACTGGGCGCTGCCCTTGGCTTTATTCCGGGTGCGACCCTCGGGGCGATTGAAACACGTCAAGGTCTTGCAGCTGACGCTGCCCGTAAAGAACTAGAAGCCCAGCAAACTGCACAGACTGCTGCGGAAACTGCCGCCGCTATAGTCCCCAACGCTGAAGCTGTACAGGCGCAAGCCCAAGCCGCTGAAAGCGCGGCTAATTTACCGTTCGGCGTTCTTACACCTGAACAACAAGCAGCTGCGGCACAGCTTAATCAAGCGCCCGCCGCTGAACAAACGCTAGATGTTGACCCGCTTGCGGCTGTAGATGCAACTGTTGGAGCCCCTCGGGAAGCAACCCTGCCTCCTCCGAAACGAGAAGACGAAACCCCCGAAGAAACTAAGTACCGCTACGAGCGTATGGTCGAAACCGGACTTGATTCAGACGGAAACAAGCTGGCTTTACCCTATCTAAATAGCATCCAAAACCTACTTAATACGAGCTTAAAGGGGGTTGAAAGTGTCAAGCCTATTGAAGCTATCCCCGCAGGAGATCAGTCTGGCGCTCCTAGTGTTACATCAGGAGTGGGAACAGCCCCCGCAGGAGCTGAAACATCTACAACCACTGGAGTGGTGCCTATTGGAAGACCTGCTGAATCAACTACTGTGGCAGAAGGAGCACAGCCAGCTGCATTAACCTTTGCTACGCAGGAAGAAGCGGGGGCTGCACTGGCAGGTATGCCAGATAATTTTACTAAAAAAATTGTACAGACCGATCTAGGCTACGAGATACAGGATAAATCTGTAGCTGAACTTGAGCCACCGCCTTTTGAAGGAACAACCGATGTCACTCAAACCGCTGAAGCCGTCAAAGCAAAACCGAAAAAAGAGGAAAAACCCTTCACCCCCACCAAGCGCGTAGTCAAACTCGAAGAAGAGAAAGCCGCGCCAGTCGCCGCTGAGTTAAGCACAAAGGAAGGCAAGGCGTTTGCCGCTTCCAAGGTTCGTACACGCGCTGCGCCTCCTAAAAATGTTGACGAGGCTATCAGTCATGCTGGTGCCGAAACCGCGTTTGATGAGTTTGACTCGGCGCTGTCTACGCTTAATGCAAAATATGCTGAACAGATAAAGGCTGAGAACGATGCTAACAAAACTAAACATGAAGAAAATAAAAAGCTAGGCATCCCATCTAAATTGGAAGAAGTAACGATCTACGACATTCTTAGTCGTATGACGCAAAGCGAGCGCGAGAACGCTTTTGATGAGGCTATTAAAGAAAGCAAACTTAAACCCCACACTGAAAGTAGAAAGCGGGTTCGCGATAAATTTGTTAAATCGTTAAGTGAAAAGCAGCAAGAGGCCGTTGAAACCAAGCGTAAAGAAACACTTGAAGCAGAGGTCAAGGGCGTTGGCAAGCTAGGCAAAAAGAGCGTCTCCGATATTCGGGAAGCCCGCAAGAAAGCTGCTGCCGAGGCTGGCACTACAGTTGCCGCCCCCAAAGTGGGCAAGGCGCAGCCGGTTACGACTAGGAAAGTTGAAGAGAAGAAGGAAAGCGAGAACATCATTGAGCGGGAGACTGTAGCCGCTCTGCGTTCTGGCGATACCAATTCAATCCTACGCGCCGTCAAGATAGGCTACACCGACCCGGCTACCAAGCTGTTTGCCTCACAGATCGAGAAGGTTCTAAGCCAGCTGGGTATAAAGCCAACCGTTGTGGTCGGCAAGGTAGAGGGCAACCGCCCCGGCATGTATGACCCTGCGACTGAGACAATCACAATCGACCCAAGTGTTCCACGTGAAACAATGCTCGACGTGGTGGTGCTGCATGAGTACGCGCACTTCATCACTGACCGTGCGGTGGACAACCCACAGAACTTGACCCCGATCCAAAAGATTGCACTGGACAACCTCGCTAAACTTCAGCAGCACGTAGCGAAGAAGCTGGGTAAGAAGTACGAGATCGGCAACCTGAAAGAGTTTCTCGCTCAAGCGTTTTCTAACTCAGAGTTCGTCGCTGAGATGGCCCAGATGCCGCCGCTCAGTAAAGTCCTACAGGTTAAGAACGCACTTAGAGAATTCGCTGTTCGCGTAATGCAACTCCTTGGGATCAAGACCGACAACGTGTCGAGTCAAGTTCTAGAAAACATCCAGACGATGCTGACCGGCCCGTTTGAAGGCGGTGCCAAAACTCCCGGCGAGGCTAAGGGCGTGTCGTTTATGGGCGAGCCCAAGAAGGCGGGCGAGTTTGCGGGGATGTCAACCGAAGAGTTTATAAATAGTCAAAAACTGCCTGAGAAACCCAAAGGGTTCTTTGGCTCAATTAAGTCATGGTTCACAGGTGGGCTATCGGGCCGGGCCAAAGAACTCGCTCGGCAGTACCAGAACGAGAATTATTTTGCTAAAGACTTTCAGCGTCAGTTAGACCGCAGCGGACTGCTTGTTGTTGGTAACGAGAAGGAAGCCAATAACCTATATGACTCCATGTCTTTGGCAGCGGGTAACTTCCGTAATTTTTACAACACTTACATCAGTTCAACCGTAGACCAGATCAATGAAATGCTGGTTAACATCGCTAAAGACACTGGGCAGTCACTCGACACGGTACTAAAACGCCTGTCAGCCTATGGCACTGTGATGCACGAGAGCGAAGTACGCGCCGTTAAATACTTGAGAAAAGTGCCGCTACGCTCGGACGTAAACAGCATAAATTGGTACGGCACAGCGATCAGTCCCGATACAGCCCGCACTAGGATTTTTGCTGAACTAACGTCAAAGACTGACCTAAAAGATAGAGCAGCTAGTCTAGGTATTGAGACTAAGACGCTGGCACAGGAATACCGCAAGCTGTTGGATAAGATAGTTGCCGATAAGAACAACCTTGATCCGGGCAAAGACGGTAAGAACGTGCCTGAGTTTGATATAGCAAACGGTAATTACAGCGTTCTAGCTAAGCTGGAACCCGCCGATGTTCAGAGGCATTTGGCTGAGTTTGACAAAAACAAAGCCGAGAAGAAGATGATGGATGACGTCTTGGCGAAGCTTCGCGAGTTGTCTGAAGTTACCATCATGCTCAATAAGCAGGCGAACTACTGGTCGCCGCAGGTTGATAACCTCGTAGACTTCTATGGCTATAAGAACTACGTCACGTACAAGGGTAAGCCTGTAGAAGATAAAGACGCCGACCTATTCTACGGCGGTGAGCAGGCGCTAGGACGAGAGCTTCAGCAGAAAGAATATACGCAGGAGGGGCGCTATACGCTACCTGACAACCCGATTCTCACAATGATGGCTGATGCGGCAGTAGCCGCTTCGAGGTCTGGTCGCAAGGACGTGACTAAGAACTTGTACAACTTAGTTAATACCGGACTAATAGACGGGAAGATTGAGACGATTTCGTTCCAAGATCGATATAACATAAAGTCAGACCCGAAGTTGCTCAGTCTAATGAACAACCAGAACGTCTTCCTGTATTACATGCCAGAAGGTGAAGTAGCTGTTATATCGGTTAAAAACGACCGGCTGCGTAACGCTATCCGTAAGACATACCAGACAGGCAGCGGGCTGATAGATAAGCTAAACACTTTCACCAGCTACATGGGGCAGACCCATACGCGCTATAACGTAGCGTTCGCGCCTAAGAACTTCGTGCGGGACATGCTGGCTAACGCATTTAACATAGCTGTAGATATGACCCCCGGCGCGGCGGCTAACTACGTCGGGTCGATTGCTAACTACATAATGTCCAACGGCCTGTACAAGTCGGGCGCGGTTGCTAAAGCGTTTTACGAAGGTGGTGCCGATCCGTCTAAGAACCCGCGCCTGAAAGAGCTATTAGCTAAAGATAAATCAGGCCACGTCAAAGACTTGATTGACTACTTGCAGAACGGTGGGGACATCGCTTACGTCAGTAGTTTTACTGCTAAAGGACAGTTCCGCGATCTGTTGGAGGGGGCTAACAAATCCACAACGCTAAAGAGCTTTGACAAGATTACTAAGTTCTTCGACGTCTACATGGCGTCGTTTGAATTTACTAGCCGCGCCGCTGCGTTCAAGATACGTAAAGCTGAAGAAGTTGGCAAGCTCATGAAGAAAGGTATGAGTCGTGCTGATGCTGAACAAGCTGCCAATAAACCGGCGGCAGCGTTTGTCAAAGGGCTGGCTAACTTCGAAGAAAGAGGGCTCAAAGCCAACCAGATGGGCGCGTGGTTCATGTTCTTTAGCGCGTCAGCTACCGGTGCCGTGCGTGTTACTGAGTCCCTAGCCCCCGCTATATCTTCTGTGTTTGGTGGCTATCAGGCAGCGGCTGATCGTGCATGGGCTGAGCTACCCACAGAACTGCGAACCAAGGGCAACCGCGAAGAGTTCACCAAGAAGTTTATTGAGCAAGCCGAGCGCGGCAAGAATACTACGGCGGTCCTGCTAGGGTTTGGTGTAGCAATGTACTACCTTGCGTACGCAGCGGCAGGGGAAGATGACTTTGGACGTAACCGTGTAGCTACAGACGACATGTCTCGCTGGATGCGCGACGCTCGGTTCTTTGTCGGCCCCGGAGTTAACGACATCATCACAATCCCGTGGGGCTTCGGTATGGGCGCGTTTGCTGCACTTGGCGCTCAGATAGCTTCGCTGGGGAACTCCGATACCAAGTTTACTGAAGTGTTGGCAAACATGATACCGATTCTGATGGACTCGTTCCTGCCGTTGCCGATTTCAAGAGGCAGTATTGTAGAGAAGCCGGGCGAGTTTATTATTGACTCGGTTGCCCCAGCTCCGCTTAAGCCGCTTGTTGAGTTCGTCATGAACTATAACTCTCTTGGACAAGAGATATACAACAACCGGCAGGGGCCAAACGGTAGTGTCTACACCGGCGGCGACAACGTGCCTAAGATGTTTAAAGACTTATCAATAGGTCTTTTCAGGGCCACTGGGTTTGAGTTCGGGCCTAACGAAATGTACTTTTTCGCGTCTGCCTATATAGACGCCCTAGCGAAAGCTGGTTCAGCCGCGTGGAATATGTTCACCATCGGAATGGGTTCAGAGCGGACTACAGCGGAAAGATTGAAGCAAGACAGTTTGATTCTGTCCGGCTTCATTGGAACGCGCTCTGACTATGATGCAAGGATGTGGAACAAGATTGAGAGGGACTTGGATCGGCGCAAAGACCGGCTGAAAGAGTTGGAACAGTCGGATGTAGAAATGTATTACAAGCATCTTGCGGATAATCCGCTGGATGAATTCTTGGTTGAGCAGTACAAGGGCGATGCTAACGGTGAACTTAAAGACCTGCGTAGCGAAGCAAAAGCAATTAGACGTAGCACTGACTATGACTACTCTACGAAGCGTGATCTACTAGAAGCAAACCGCATACAACAGTCCATGCTCAAGATGCAACTAGTAGATATGTACAAAGCTATGGGGTATGAGTTCTAAGCCATACGCCAAACCCGTACGCCTAAGTGCCCGTCCTTGTGGCAGGTATAAATCTTTACTCTGATTTCTGCCTTCTTCGCCGCTGTGTCAGCGGCGTAGATCATCTGGGCGGGGCGCAGCGTAGGGATAAAAAAGCTATCCCCCGGCTGCATATAGGCATACGGAAACACCCACTCAGGTTCCTCCGTTAGCTGCTCCATGTCCATCGGCGTCAAAGAAAGAACTTGGGATTTTGGTTTCAAAGACATAGCAGTTCACGTTCATGTTTTTGTCGAGCATACTGAAGGCACCCTTCCAGCCGGAGTCCAGTCGCATCTTCCGAGTACCAATCAGGATGCCTTTGTCCTTCATGGCTTTCTCGAACTCCCGTGAGCTAAGTTGTTTCTCACCGAGGTACTTTTTGAATTCGGTTGTGGAGATGAACACTTGACCGAGCGCAACGTCCATACGACCGACAAGAGAAGTTCTCGGCTCGTAGGTAACTTTCCCGTCGTTGATTCCGAGGAAGCCTGTGTAGTACTTATTGATAAATTCGCCGACGAGTCCTTCATAATCCATGTGCCCCAGTCTAACTACGTTGTCACGTAGGTTAATCATCTCATACAGCAAGCGGTCGTAAATCCGGTTCAATTCAAAGTCCACGATCTTGAACTCGTTGGCAACCATGCCGCCCGTGAACACTGCGCAGACGTAGTCTTTATAGAAGCGGTAGATGTCATCTACCCCGAAGTCTTTCTCGAACCGTGCCAGCCAGTAAGCTATCCGGTCTAGCAAGTCCTGCTCCCCCAGCGTGTAAAAGCCCTGCACTAGTTTGATGCCAGCATGACCGTAGTTGTAGCGCAGCGGGTCGAACACGCGCCGTCCTAGATGAGGGTCTTCAATCATGGCGCTGGGCTTCTCAATCATTAGCTCAATCATCCGCGCCATCTCGCCGTTGGCGTAGCTCTTCTTCTGCATAATGATGTCGAGCATCGGCTGGTTGGATGTCAGCATCGCTATGGATGAAGCTACTAGCTCATGCTCTCGTTCAGCGTTGATCGATCCCTGCATCCTGATCTTGGCTTTACCCTGTGAGACTGCATGGACAAACTTGGCTACCTCATCCGCTGGTTTGTTGTGCGCTTCATCTAGACCATACGGGATATTTTTGAACGTAACGTAGCGCGTTACTAATCCATTCTGCGTCGCCTCCAGCACCCACATATCCTTCGGGTTGCCCCACGTGCTTAGGTTTGCCATCAAAGCACCAGTCTTCGCATTGCCCGATTCCCCGGTGTACGACAAAGTTACGCCACTTGTGGAAGTCAGATTCATTAAGGGCGCGCCGAAGCCGGTAAGCGCACCAAGCGCGTGTAGCTCCATCGATGGTCGATTCAGCTCCTGTACACACTCTTGCCATTTTTCAAATGTTCCTCGTGGGTCAAACATCTTAGCAATGCTTCGGATTGCAGGGGCAACAGCAGCTTTAATCACGGTGCCGTTACGCTTAATCATCTGGTTGCCGACGACAAACTCGTCGCCTAGGCGCTTGCCATCAACTACTTCTGTCCAGCCCATCTGCATCTGAACGATCTCAGCAGGTACGGTACTAGCTAAGTACTTTCCCCATTTATTTAAATAACCCATCATATGTACCATCAAGTGAGGCAAAGGGATGATGTCGTGAAATAGCAAAGACTTCTTCAGCTCATCCGTTGACTGAAGAATCCTGATAGGAAGCAAAAACTCTTTGGGTGGGTCTTTCGGCAGCAGCAAGCGCATAAGCATCATGGCACCTTCTGTCTTGCTATACAGGCGCTCTACCGGAAACAACTCATGCTCAAAGACTAGGACTGGGTCGTACTCGGTCTTTTTACCCTTCTTGTCTTTGGTCGGGGGCGGTTGGAAATAGATGCCGCCTTTCTCTGCCCTGAAGTACGGGAACAAGTACTGCGGGTGATCTACGATTAAGCTTTTTGAAACATCTTTGGTATCCTTGTCCTCCCGAACTGATTCCGCTTTAGCGATCTTGATTGTCTTTCCGAGAGCAAGCGGGTTGGTGATGCTGCCTCTGTGCTTGCAGTTATCACAGACATCGGGGTTGATGTTGTCAAACACTTCGCAAGAATAAGGCTTGCCTTGCCGCTGGTTGGCTTTCTTTTCTGTTTCTTCCCAGTTATAGCCGGGGTAGTCACAGGAGAGTGCGTGAATTGCTTCGTCCCGGTCGGTGCAGTGTTGTGCGATAGACAGCACGGCTGTCCATACTGGTTCGGGTAAGGTTCGCCGGTTCTCGATTGCCCACTTGATTTGCTCACATCCATCCCCTTCCATGCTGCGTATTGCGATCTTGTCGAACACCGTCTCGTAGTTGTCCAACTTCATCAGGGCTTTAGTCTCTTCATCGAGCCCTTTCGGAATACTTCTCAGGACGTCAGCCGCCGCTAAGTTGATTTCTTCTACGCCTAGAAATTCTTTGAACGCATCAAAGGAGTAGACATAAATCTCATCGGTAAGCACCGCTGCGGGTGACGGTGGGTCAGTCTTGTAATTGAACGTGTCTGGGCAGCGCAGAATACGCGCAAGGTCAGCCGTGACTACAGGGTCTATCTTTAATGATTCAAGGCAGAACGCTTTAAACTTCTCAGCGTAGGGCTTCCATTCAGAGGCCGCTACGTCCTCGTCAAATAGCCA